GCTACTCAAGGTCAGTTAGCGTTTAAAGAAGCCGCAGAGTCAGCTGCTATTGGTACAGCTGCTGGATTAAATAGAGACCAATTAGAGAGACTAGGTACTGCAGCAACCAATGTATCGATTGCGTTAGGAAGAGATTTGTCAGATTCATTTAACCGTCTTGTTCGTGGTGTAACAAAAGCAGAACCAGAACTATTAGATGAATTAGGTATTGTACTTAGACTAGACCCAGCTCTTAGAGCATACGCAACTTCCATCGGCAAATCTGTAGCAAATTTAAATCAATTTGAAAAATCACAAGCTATTGCAAACGAAGTTCTTGGCCAAGCAGAATCCAAATTTGGAGCTATTCAACAAGTGATGGAGCCTGGAGCTTTTGCAATGGGTCAGTTTACTTCTGCGTTTAATGATTTATTAGACATCTTAAAAAATGCTTTAGGTGGACTTGCTCAAACTGTTCTTCCTTTCTTTACTGAAAATGTAGCCGCTTTAGCTTCTGCATTAGCCCTAGTTGCTGTCCCCATACTAAGAATAATATTACCAAACTTCGAAGCTATGTCAGTAAGTGCAGCTGCTAACGTGGAAGAGACCAAAAGATCTCTAAGAACACTTCAAGATGAAATGAATCAGACAGCTATGGCTTCTCAGGCTTTAAGTAGTGGAGGTGCTGAGGCATTAGGAGCTAAAGGTGCAAAATATACAAAAGGAAAGTTAAAAGGTTTAGGGATTAAAGGTTTGCACAAAGATAAATCAGGTAATTTAAGCCAAGGCCAAGTCGCAGCATACAGAAGAACTTGGGAACAAAAGAAAGGCATCTGGAAAAAGATGACTAAACAAGAACAAATAGATTTTAAAGCCTCTTTAGACCAAATGGATATAGCACATAAAGTATCTACAGGTAAACAAAATTTAGACACTACTAAATCAGAGTTAAAAAAGAGAGGAGAATATACACAAACTAAAGTTCATTATACAAATTTACAATTAATGATGACAAAAATAGGACAAAAAAGCGCAAAACTTATGAGTAATGCTTTAAAAGCAGCAGGTTTCATAGGAATTATCACTATGGTAGGATCTCTTGTTATGTCAGTAATTGACTCTTTTAAAAAAATATCACCTTTAGAAGAAGCAAGACAAAAATCTCTAAAAGAACAATCAGAAGTAAATGGAAATATAGTATTAGAACTTGAGAAAATGATTGAGTTAAGGGAAAAAGAAGTAGAAGTGTTAAAACAAGGGAAACTAGAAGCTCAAAGAATACTTAGATTTAATAGTGAATTAAATATGCAGACCGCACAAGCTATGCAAAGTACAGCATTAGGCGCACAAGCACAAAAATATGGTAATACTTTTAATCGAAATGCTGCTAAAGAAGAGCAAGAATATGATAATATAGATGATATAGGTGGAGATATACAATCAAGGGTGTTTGGAAGTGATATTTCAAAGTTTCAGAGAAGATTCACTGATACATTTGCAGGAGATGCCGGTGTAGCTCAAAAAGCTTTAGGAAAATCTTTTAGTAGAATGGGACAAATGATGTCTCCAGACTATGAATTTAAAAATATAGAAGGAAGCCTGACTAATGCTAGAGCCGCATACGAAGAATTTTCCAAAACAATACTAGCTGGAGATGAATTAAGTGTAGACCAAATTAAAAATTTATCAAACTTGGAAAATCAATATCAAAGTTTAGCATCTAGAGTTAAATTATCTGCAGAAGTACAAAAAACTTACGATAGAAATTTAGTTTCTATGGGAGGTAAGGGACGATACGGAAAAGCTATGAGGAACTCTATAGCAGAGCAAGAAGCTAGCTTAGCTGCTCAATTAAAAATGGAACAGTTGGGGAATGAGCAAGGAGAAGTAGACTCAAAAAAGATTACTGATATTGAGAAGCTTATTACGCTTGTAGGAACATTTAAAGAAGATCTACAAGATGTATTGAAATTAGATACGGCAATAATCAATACTAGACATAACTTAAATATGGAACTACAAAAGTCAAAAGTTACCAGAAGTTTTGAAGCTAATATGTCAGAATTGTCTCTAAAAAATGAAGCCAAAAAAATACAAATGTTAGAGTCTGAAAAAGCTTTAGCAATGGCAATAGCGTCCCAAAAAGCCTTAGGAGAAACCGCAACGCAAAACGATAGAGATGATGCAAAAGAAAATGTGAGACAAGCTGAGCAAAAACTAGAACTAAGTAAAGAAGAACTAAGAATACAAAAATTATTAACAATTGAAGCAGAAAAACAAGCAAGGTTGAAAAAATCTGGAGATGAGATAAAACAATTAATAGATGTAACAAAACAAAGTAGAAAATTTCAATCAAAAAAACTGTATGATGATAATCCTTTTTTCAAAGGTATGTCTGAAGGAACAAAAGGAATTGTTGATAGAAGACTAAATCCTCGAGATACTCAAGAAGATTACAATGATACAATATTAAAAGCATATAATAAATATTTAGTAGATACAACAAAAGACGGAGCTTCTGAAGCCGAAAAACTAATGGCCCTTGAAGAGTTAAAATTAACAGGGGAAATAGCACTACACACTAAACAAATGGCAGAAAAAACCGAAGCAGAAAGAGCAGTAGCCCTCGCAGCTCAAGCCGGAGGAAAAGCTTTAGAAGGTGGTATGACAACAGGTTTAATGAAAGTAGCAAAAGGTGATATGAAAGCAAAAGATGCAGCGAAAGAGGTAGCTTTAGGAGTTGCAGAAGCAATACTACAGAGTATGATTCAAAGTCTTGTTTCAAATCTTCTAGGAGATTTACTAGCTAAATTAGCAATTTCAGCAACTCTAGAAACAACAACTCAAGGAGCAATGGCTAGTTTAGGTGGAGTTATAGTAGCAAATACTACGGCAGTTGTAGCAAATACATCACAGTTACTAATAAACAGTGTTAATCCTTTTGCAAGAAAAGGCGGAGTATTTGAAGCAGGACAAAGAGTAAAAGGATATTCAGCAGGTGGAATTGCAAACGGCTCTACTTCAGGATATGGAGCAATACTTCATGGAAGAGAAGCTGTAATACCAATACCTAGTGGAGAGAAAATACCGGTAGAAGTAAAAGACGGAGCAGTAACAAATTCAGTGGTAAATGTAACAGTTAATTCAGACGGAAGTTCTAGTATGGATGCAGAAAAAGCAAGTGCTTTAGGAAAAGGTATACAGGCAGCAGTTCAGACAGAAATAGCAAAACAACAAAGATATGGAGGGCTACTAAGCGGAAAATAATGGCAACAGGATTTATATTATTAGACGGGAGTACAAGAGCAGTACCTGATAAAGGTTTTTCACGCGATGATACTCCTATTATTTTTAAAACAACATTCGGTGATGGGTACGAACAAAGAGTAGCAAATGGAATAAATGCTCTAAGCTCAAAGTTTAGCGTATCATTTAATACTAGACCTAAAGCAGAAATTGATGATATTATTGCATTTTTTACTTCAAAAAATGGAGTAACTGCTTTTAACTGGACAATACCCGATACTAACGGCAGCGAAAATGGAAATACAGAAACTACTATAAAAGTTGTCTGTGAAAATTGGTCGCAGACTTGGGACTATGACGATTTCTATACTGCTAGTGCAACACTTTTAAGAGTATATGAAGCATGAGTACATTAATAGAAGATTTACAGAAACAAACCCCTAACTCCGCTTTAGTTATATTATTTGAAATAGAACTTACAGCAAGTTCTAAAATATACTTTCATTCAGGGGAAAATGTTGGAAGTACAGTAACATTTAAATCAGATGGTACAAATGACCAAGTATATACAGCTATACCCGTACACGCCGAAGGCTTTGAGTCTGGAGGACAAAATCCAAGACCAACTCTTGCTTTTGCAAATATTGAATCAGTGTTTTCTGCCGCGGCCGGAGCAGATTATAATGCTCTACTAGGTTGCAAAGTGACTAGAAGAACAACACTGGAAAAATATACGAAAGTTCCTGGTAGTTATAATTCAAATAATCCTCCCGAGTTTCCAAAAGATGTATTTTTTATAGACAGAGTTGCAAATAAGAATAAAAGCACAGTACAGTTTGAACTTTCACTTGCTTCTGACTTAGAAGGAATCAAAATCCCTGCACGACAAATAGTAGCAGGCGGATGCCCTTGGATTTACCAAGGAGCAAGTCAAGATTTAGCAGAAGGTAAAAAATGTGGTGGGTGTACTTGGCATACGGAATCAAAATATAAAGTAGCGTATGGAGTACAGGCAGGAGAAAATGGTAATACTGAATATACTGTATATGCCAATGAAGATGATGAATATATTATCCCTAGCACAACTTCTTTTTCTACTTATTCAAGTGGGGGAGTTTCTAAAGACTCTTACTATAAAAATACTACTAATATTACTTCAAGTACT